AGTCAGTGAGTAGTTCTTGAGTTTACTTAGAATCTGTTGCTTATCAAAGTCAGAAACATAATCACCATTTTTTGGTTTGATGCTGATCAAGACAGTTCCAAACTGAGGTGGATCCAATTCTTCTCCACCAACAACAGACACAGATTCTGTGTTTGGATAGATTTGTTGAATAATAGACTCATAATCCCTTGCCGTTACAGCACGATATTGTGACGAATAAAGTCTAGGAGCAAAGTATTTGATAGAATCAATACTCTCAATCTCTCCACCATTAGATGAAGATGTTGTTGTGAGAACTGAAACTGTAGATGATGGAACTACAATTTCATCGGATGACCCTCTTAGAGATCCAGAGAATGAAAATAGAGATGCTCCATTACCATCCTTTCCATCAGTGACAATATAAGTGACGGTAATGATGGTTCCGTTTTCTAATTTTTTACCAAAGATACCATCACCAAACAGTAACTCATACTTTTCATCTTTAATTTCTTGAATCAAATAGGTCTCTGAGGACGCATCCAAGTTCAAAATATTATCAACAAGTGTGTACTGTCTACCAAGTCCTGTGTCTGAAAGACCTTTTACATAAACTACAATCGTAGATGTATCAATAAAAGAGTTGTCTAATATAAATCTTTGATCCAGTGATCCATCAACAACGAATTGATTGCGAAGGAATGTTCCCTGATAAATGTCAATATCACTAAAAGACGCAACACCACCAGATACAGTGGTCGTGATATTTTCAGGAACAGAGAATGTATAAGTGGTGTCTTCAACACCTCCCACACAAACCAGACCTGCCTGTAAGGTCAGTGTTGGACTTGTTGTGGTAGTTGGTATATTGAATGAGACAGTCGCCTTTGAGGCGGTCCTGGAGCGAGGTACGTAACCAATATTTCTTGCTAATGAAACAACATTTTCTCTTAGAGTCGCAGAGTCTAGAAAAGACTCATTAACGACCATGTTAGAATTAAATGCCGTAATATAAGTGTTATACGCTAGAGTATCAATTAATACAGAAAAGTTTGACCCTTCAAAGTCAAAGTCTGTAAAATTTGAATTCGCACGAAGATAATCCTTTATAGAAGTTTTGATCTGATCAAAATCTAGGTTAGTAAACTGTGTAAAAGGCATTTTATCTTGTTGCCTCTAGGATAAATGTAAATTCTTGAGTCGGAAATTCCTGTCCAATGATATCAAAAAATATGGTCGCTTCAAATTCATTAGTATCAGGTCTAGGATTTACCTCAACAACAACGTTCTCAACACGTGTCTCAAAGTTACGTATCGCAAGTTCAATTTGATTTTGAATGATTGAGGCAGTACCAAAATCAACAAATTCAAAAAGACTACTCCGAACATCAGATCCAAAGATTGGATTAAAGAACTTCTCTGTAGGAATAGTCTCTACAATGTTCCTGACTGATCTTTTTATTGCGTTTTCGTTTCTCAATATCGGTAAATCCTTTGTGACCGGATGAGGTTCAAAGGATAAACTAATATCTTTAAATGATCTAGATATCCTTTGTATTGCCATCGGACAAAAGTTTTCTTGCTTTATTTATATCCTATTTCCAAGGTGAACCATATGTTGGTTCAGTCCCATAACTCCAGTCATCATAGTCTTCATCATTCCGAATTTTTTCATGAAGTTCGGTTTGTTTTTTAAGATCATGCTTGGGTGCCAAGTCATGATAAATTTCCTGAATGACTCTTTTTGGTCCATTTGAATCATAATCAGTGATTAATTTTGTGGTTCCCCACATCTCTCTCATATAATTTGAATCTCTATCTACTGGTAAATTGGACATTTTAGCTCCTGTTTTAATGAATAAAACAGAACTTTTATAAAGGAGGTTGCTATCTCCTTATTTCTATTTAACGATATAGTTCGCGCAACGAATATGAGTCTGAATTTAAGTATTTAAGTATCTCAAGAGCGATTAATTTTGGATTTCCTTCACCACACGTGTACACATCCACCGCCAGACACCCATTTTCTGGCCAAGTATGACAAGAAACATGACTTTCGGCAAGTGCAATCACGACTGTACACCCTTGTGGAAGGAAACAATGCGAAAATACGTTCAAAACGGTCATCTTTGCCCGTTCAATGCCTTTTAACATGACTTTCTGAAGTGATTCTACATCATTAATCGCTTCAAAATTCACATCATACACCTCTAGCAGCAGGTGTTTGCCCATTGAAATCTGTTTCAACTCAATTTTTTAGTAAAAATTTATTTATTTCTGATTTTTTGGACGATATCGTAGTCTTTTTCTAAAATTTTTCTCAAATACCCATCATCCCATGAATCATAATAAGTAGTTTTTGCTAAAATTTGTCTCATTTTAGTCAAAAATGCCGCGTCCTGATATAAAATTAAATTATACATGCCATTGTTTGTCTGAATTCCATTGATAAAACTTGGTTCATCGCGGAAATCATCAAAAAATTTATATTTTGGATACTTTTGATTCAATTCTTCAATTTTTTGATATCCGTACTCAAGGTCTAAGTTATCTTCAACAACAAAAATAACGACACCAAACTCTTCATCAAGAGGTTGAATGTCGTTAATTGAGCATTGTACAATTTTATAAGTATTTGCTTTCGCAAATGGACAGATAGAATGACCTTTTAAATCTGGATGAGATTGTTGAATTGTCTTAATCCAGTTTTCAAGGTCATTCATCCCTTACCTTGACCCCTATACTTCTTCCGAGCTCCGTTGCGAGAAGACGCGGCGTACTTAGTTCCTGCCCCATTTCCCTGACGAGACTTTTTAGGGGGTCCAGGAATATAAGAAGAGTTTTTATTCAGACCGACTTTTGCTCTAGCTGCCATACATGATTCTCCAATAAAATTTCAGTTTCAAGATCTTCAGGATTTGGAGAACCTGTCTGATAATACTCAATTGACAGGTCCTCCATAACGTTGAAATATTCTTCTTCTGTAAGACTGGAATAAATTCTTCTTCCCTTACAGAGAATATTATAGCGTTGGTTAGACATCAAATCACTCTTGTCTTTTCGTGACCGACTCTGATACGAGGATCGCACCAGATTTCAAAGCCTGCTTCCTTTGCGTCCAAACAGAATGATACGTCTTCTCCACACATGTCTTGAACCTCACCAGATTCAAAGACTTGCATCTTTGGAGCAAACCAAGGATACTTCATTTCAGAATGTTCAAAGACACCATTCTTAATCAGTAACCAACCAAAACCAGTATAGTCAACTGTAAATGGTTTACGACGCTTGGTAATGCTATCAATGGTTTCATGATTCATGACTCCACCATTGTTACGGAAATCATCTTCTTCTAACCAGTGAGCAACAGAAGTGGTACGACCATCTTCTGTACAATACCAACCAGCAGCAATGTCCTTGTCCATCAGAATCAACTGCCAGAACTTTTCAGTATTAAAGACAATATCACTATCAATCCACAACTGCCAATCATATTTCAGTTTCCCATCCCAGGGAATTTGATCTGGTCCACGAAGTACATTTGCTCCAAGACACTTACAACGGGCAAAGTTCACCATTGATGAGTAATCTTGTGAGATCTGAATACTTGCTCCTGCCTGTACTAGATCAAAACAAAGTTGTACAAAACTCTTTAAGTACGTATATGAGACTCCTCTTCCAGGTAGACAGAATACAACTGTTTTTCCTCTTACCATTTCACGGGCTAGGTTATAGTCCCATTCAGGTTCTGCCGCCGTTGGAGTTTTTGCTTTTACGGTAAATCCTTTAGCCATAATAGAATGCGTTTACATCAAGATCATACAGTATTATGTAGCGATTGTCAATCACCCTCTCTTTCGGTAATCACTAACTCACCACCCTCTATTGATAGTCTTACTTCAGTATCTTCGTACCATGAGAGTTCGTTGGTGATCCATTCGGGCAACACGATATAATAGTCTCCCGTAATTGGATCAACCTGTACAAGTTGAAAATTTTCTCCGGAATTTTTTTTCATTTTGAGATATCAATATTCTTTTTTTCATTTATATAGCATCTTAGATTATGCTCGCGTCCGTAACACTTTGTAGGTTAGGGGGACCCAGTGTTTTTATATAACGCCGGCGGACCCCCGAACGCAACGGGACGGGGGC